GTATAGCCACTTAAAATTTAGCGACCATATCCTGTGTGGCTGCAAGCTCAGGATCAGATACCAATCCGTACTCTGCCAATGGACCATCTGGTCCTGCAATCTCGTCTGATACGAAGAACTCAATGTACTCTTTTAACCCTGGAACTTGATCTAAATGTGCGTGCTTAACGTAGAATTGAAGTGGACGTGAAACTGGATACTCGCCACTCGCAATGCTTTCTGTCGATGGCATCACACCATTGATCTTTGCAGCGTAGATTGAGTCCGTGTTGTTCAGCAAGAAGCTCAGTCCGAAAACACCAACTCCGTTTACGTTCGCGTCTAGGCTTGCTAGAGTCTCTGTGTAATCCCCGTCGATATCGACTGATGCACCATCTGTACGCACTTTGAAACATGCTTTCTCCGCTGGTTTTTTACCTAATGATTTGTCATATTCACCTGCTGCTTTACAGCCTGCTAGCATAACCTTTGTTTCAAACACTTCTCGCGTACCATGCTTAGTGCCTGGAATAAATGCTTTGATTTCTACATTTGGTAGAGATGCATCAACATCTGCCCATGTCTTAGCGGTTGAACCTGCTTTTAATGCTTGATAGATTTGCAATGGAGTTAGATCCTCAAAGCCTTTATTTTCATGACGCATTGAGAATGTAATACCATCATAACCAATGCGAACTTCAGTTACTTTACCAACCGTTGCTTGACATGTTTCTGCTTGTTCTGCTTTCATAAGAGAAGAAGAATTCGCAATATCAATTGTGTTCAAGCCTACGCCTTCACACATACGTTTACGTCCGGCACCTGATCCGCCGCCTTCCACAATAGGTGTTGGGAATTCAAAGTTTTCGCCAAAAGCTTCCGCAACAATTGATGCGTAAGGTAGTACTGTTGATGAACCTGCAATGTGAACCTGATCACGAGCAAGTACGGGTGTGGCTGCAATCACGATTGATGCAGCAAAAGCGGTTAGTAATTTCATTGATTTCTCCGTGTGTTAAAAAAAAAGACTATACACTAACAGTAGTATATAGCCTTTATTATATCACGATTTTGTAACAGTAATATTAGGTTTAGCTAGGTGTGACAAGTCGTCACAGTTACCAAGCGCTACGATCAATAGGTGTACGATCACGAATATTTTGTTGTGCTACATCTAACTCACCATGATTTCCTTCATGGCTTGGTGGTGTCCATCCACCTGGCTTCAGTAGATCTGGTAGACCAAATGGATTAGGGCGGCCAGGCTTTACACCTACTTTTTTGTTCATGTTAGCTGCATAGATCTCATCCCATGCTTTAGAGGCATCAACATTAAATACATCAAGTGTACCAATAGCAAAGACACATAGATCAATAAGACCGTCTACGATCTCTTCTGAATTACCTGAATTTACTGCTTGCATAGTTTCATGTAGTTCTTCTTGGCACATAAGTAGACGGAACATTAGGTACTTGTTCATCAGCACCTTATCATCTTTATGCTTTTCAAACCATTCATTGACGCCATACTTTTTGTGCATGTCTGCCATATCTTGTACCCAATTAGTACTCATTATCATTATCCTCTGGTGTAGTTGTTTCTTTTTTAGTAATTAACCAATTGCCATTGTCTTGTTGTGTCCAAGTGAGAATATCACCTGCTGTCCAACCCATTTGATCCATAAGATCATCAGGGAACTCAATGAAGAGCTCCCCGCTGTCATCTTGTTGTACTTCTAATTTCATCTTAGAGCCTCAAACTCTCCTGTAAGTGTACTGACTGTGATTGTCAAATCATCAGCTGATGAAGCCATTGTATCATTTTTTAAATCAAGTGTAAACCCCTCATTGCCCATAAAACCAGTTGTTTCACGGACAATATCATTGTGAGCAAATTCAGCCCAATAAATCTCAAATGCCACACCATCCTCAAGACATTCGAATTGATGATATAAACCGGGTTTTACCTTTGTATATTGACCAGCACCAATAACCGTCTCATCAATTAGGTCGTAATCTTTTTGCCACGTCTTAACACGCATTTTACCAGACTCAACATAGAATCCGTTCCACTTGTATTTGTGAAGATGCTTAGAACAAACACCATTCTTTTTCATCTCAATACGATGAAATTCCATAGCACCATTCGCTTCAATAAGCTCTGTTGTGCCCCATACTTTACCTGCTTTCATTTCTTTGTCTCCGTTACTGCAATAATATAAAATCCAATAATAATTAAAGCCAATATGCTTATGGCTGTTAGTACTTCACTCACTGTATTACTCCATTCTTATATGCATACTCTAAAGCATTATTGGCCTCTGTCTCCATTGGCCTGTTCTCATACCAGTTACCAGTCTCTTTGTCAAACTGCCTACACATATCCACTATTTGATTAGCTGTTATTGGATAACCACGTTCAATAGCTCTACCTGCTATGGCTATCATTATACGGTACATTTGACTATACCATCCTGTACCTGAGATAGTTATATATTGTGCTGCTAAACTCTTAGGCCAGAATGGACAGTCATGATAACTTGACCATACAACATCGGTATTGTCCATCTTTGCCTTACGGTATTCAATAATTTGTTCTTTCCATGCATCGGGTAAACGATCAAGGAAGTTCTTACTGTCTGCCTTGTCATTATATTCCCATTTAGCCATTAGTTCGTAAGGATCAACAGGTCTACCACGTCCACTACTAAATATGAAGTTGTTAGCACCAGCATAAGTTGCAGGTACAAAATACATGCGAGAGAGGTCTTTAGTCTGTTTATCTCCGATTGAACCGATTTCGGACTGGAGCGCATACCAAAAATGTTTGATTCGATCACACTCAACCGCTTCCGTAGTTGGAAATACCAACCGAAACTTCGGTAGAGAATCAGTAGAACTAGCAGTACTATAACAAATGAAATTCCAATGGCCAAATTGAGTACGGAGAACATCTTCTAGATCTCCCTCAAATTCATGATCATCAACATCAACAGCACACCAAGATCCCCAAGCAACGACATTCTTGTTTGCCCGTGTTGTGCCATGTACATAAGTAGCCGGTGATATAAGTTCAGCATCTTTCTTGCCCTCCAGTGGCCTCTCAGATAATTTATATAAAAACTTCTCAAACTTGTCCCACGTATCAAAATCCATACGACGATGGGTCTTGTTGTCAAACTTGCTCTTGAATACAGTCAGTGAATACATTATGCAAAAAATTCTTCCAATGATGCTACAGGTTCAGGTGTCCAACCCACAGCATCTAGAATAGGACGAAGGGGTTCAACAAAGGTCTTATCAAACATTATAACATAGTCGACATACTGATGTAAACCATATTCTTTAGGTAAAACACCAGGAAACGCAATTATATTCTCCTGAATAGGATTATTTGACCTCAGGTAGCAGAACTTGATCTTCTCGCCATTCTTAATTGACTCGTATTTCTTTGTCAGATCCAGGTTGTTCAACTGGTTGTTATACAGCAGAGAACCACGGACATGAATTGGTGTACCCTTTTTATATATGCTCAGTCTATCACGGAACTTATCAAGGCCTTGGACAGACCGAGGAAAAGACACCAACTCTGGATCAAGTTGAAAGAACTCCTTCTTAAAGTCGGCAATAAACTTATGAGTATCCTCTTGAGTGCCATTGATAATAACCTTAAAGATCTCTTTGAACTTATCACGGCAGACCTCAGGAGTAGAAGACTTGATCGCCTCAATGCCCATAATCTTCAGTTTAGGCTCTGCATACTGAACACCTTCAGAGTTATGCACATTCAGAATGTATCTCTTCTTGGCAGTCCAGATACCACGATCAGCAATGACCTCACGTGCCATTTCCATTCGAGGAGTATAACCATTAGTCACATGATAGAACTGATCATATGCATTCTTTAGAATAACTTCAAAGTGCTCCTGACAGATCTTGTCTAAGAACTTGACTGGATTCTTTGGTGCAAACTTTTCAACCAGAGGTCCCATGTTGATATAGACAGAGTCAGTATCAATAGCAACCACATAGTCTTTGTCAGTACCAAGCTGTTTGTTCATCTCGTTGTTGATGGCCTGTTCTGCCCAACGGATGACAGTCTGACCAGTCAAAGTTACTGATTCAGCAAGAGCAAAGTTAAAGTACTTGAACCACTTGTTACCGAGTGCACCATACAATGAGTTGAGCAGGATCTTAATAGCCATCTGGTTGTTCTCAAGCTGATTGATCTTAGACTCAAGTGATTTGTCTTTAGTCTTCTCGTATTCAGACTGAGTGTCAAGCATCTCACGTTTGACTGACTTACGTTCAGAATAAAAGTCCACAATAATCTCAGGAATAATACCTTGTTTGTCTTTAGCGAAAGGAATGCCTGATGCACAGACAGAATAGTCTTTGCTAATCTTGTGCAGTCGATTGTGTTCGTTCAGATAATAGTCAGGTCCTTGTGGGAAACGAATGGTCTGATCGTGTAGGAAACACTCAGGTGAAATGTTAGACTGAACAATGATATTAGGATACAGAGAGTTCAAGTCAAACGATACTACCCAATCGTGTGAACCAACCTGAGGGGGTTTAACATAACCACCCATCACAGCATCAGCAGTAGATCCATCATCATAGACACGTTCGCCAACCGTCTTATAAGGAACCTTCTCAATCTGTTCAAGAGGACAGACAATATTATTTTTCATCAGACGACGGTAGATGATAGATTCCCAGATAGCAGTAGTACCAAATGTATCTTGTACATTTACACCACCCTTATATGCCATAGTTAAGGCTAGAGAGATCAAACCCATCTTCTGGTCAATACGGTCAACCAGCTGTACGTCTTTGATGTTATAATCAATGAACTTCTGGTGATCCTCTTTATATAGTGTGTACAGGTTGCCGTGTTCCTCGTAGGATAGCTTCTTTTCTCCAACTACAACCTGACCTATGTGGTCAAGCTTATAAGATTCTTGTGGTCCATAAGAATAACCAAACTTCTTAAACAGCTCAAGATAGTCAGCCTGTTGGATACCTACAATCTCATAGGCAGGCAGAGTACGTCCACGTGAAGTAACATTACGTTCATTCACAAGATTCCATGGTGATAGAGTCCGAGCTGCCTGTTCAGTACCAATACCAGCAATACGGTTAACAATATATGGAATATCAAAGAAACGTGTGTTCCAACCAGTGATAACATCCGGATAGTTTTTAGTCCAGTATGCAAGGAACTTAGCAAGAAGTTCAGTCTCAGACTCACAATAGTGATACTGAATCTGATCACCTTTCATATCTACTTCAGTCTTAGATGGATCATAGTGATCGAGTCCCCAGACCTGATAGACAGAGGACTTACTAGACTTTAGAGCAATAGAAATAATAGGATAAGCAGCATGCTCAGGCTCAGGAAAACCATCGTCGGAAGCGACCTCGATATCGAAATTAACCACATTAACATGGCGCATATCAAAAGGGATGTCATTAGGAAACTTCTCCGTGATAAACTGATGGATGAAGTTCTTCGTACCATACATACGAGAGTTCTCGATGCCAGTCATCTCCTCCATCTTCTGTTTGGCTGCAGCCATACTAGGATACTTTACCTTCCGAAGGTTCTCACCATAGAAAGACTTGAAGACTGTTTGTTCACGAATAGGGTAAAAGAAAGATGGCTCAAACTTATACTTCTGTTTGATAGCCGTACCGTTATCTGTATATCCACGGTAAAGGATAGAATTGCCGTATCTGTTAACTGATGTGTAAAATGTCAAAGTGAATACCTCCGTAAGTGTATTCTATCATAATTTAGATATAATGTAAACAGTTAATTTAAGCTTTCCCAAAGATCCATGTCAGTCTTATAGAAATCCATAATGTTATTTTTTAACTCTTTATTTAAAACTACTGTTTTATTATAATCGTAATCCCGTTTATTATAATAAGTATATTCAGTTGGTTTTACGTAACAAACATTATCAGATATCCACTTAAAAAAATTAGTTTCGAAACCATTTTCAAATTTCCATAGTTTTGTATCATGGTTTATAAAATTTTTCTGGAAGACAAACCAATTATTATTATAATTTTTTACTCCCTCAAACATAATCATATAGTTAGTTTTAGTGAATCTAAATCTTACTTTCTGTTTATTCATGAAATAGTTAAAATAATCTTTACTATCAAGCTTATCAAATCCTGGAAGATCACTTATTAACTTCGATGCTGAAACAAATCTTGATACAGGATTTCTTATAATTGAAAAATTATTTGGAAGTTTTTTTAATTTGTAATAATGCAACGCTTCATTATAAGTAAGATGTATTATTTCTTTCATATTAAAATATACATAATCATGCTTAGCAGGACTCCAGCCATTAGCATGTATTAATTCACTTACATATCTACCACCTGTTCTAGGAATGTGGCTAAAATATAATTCATCTTTTAATTCTTTATTCCATAACATAGCTTTTTCCAATTAAAAAGGGGCCGAAGCCCCTAATTTTTATTTCTTTTCAGATACAAACGAATACATTTCATTCGCCTTTTCCATCACTTCATCCATAGTATACATTTTAGGAATATATTTTTTCCAAGCTTCTTGAGCTAGTTCCATGTTATCTTTGTTAATATCATACATGGTTTGAGCTATTTTCATTTGGCTTTCGTATTGTTTGTCCAGCATGTCTTTTGCCATTGCTAGAACGTCAGTACGGATTTGATAAGGATTAGACATATTATTTCTCCTGTGTCTGTGTTGTGATCTGAGGGGCCATGACAGCCCCTCTGCTAAGATTCTTCTGTTAGCCTTTCAGCTTTGCAACTTGCATCATACAATTTTTTGATAGGTCATAATGACCTTGACTTGCAAGATGAGCAGCTGCTCTGCTATATCCAACAACTTCAGCCCAATTTAAAAATCCGTCCCAAAGTTTTTGGAATCTTGAACGATGATCGATAGTAACTCTATCTACTAAAAAAGCCATTAGACAAATCCTCTTAGGTTAGGGTTAAAAGGAGCGATAAGATGTGATTTTTTCATATCTATATCTTGTCTAGCAATAGCATAGATGTCACCTCTGCTAATACCAATATCGTTCAATTCTGCATCAGTTAGCTTACGCAATTCGTTTTCTGTTTCTCTAATTGCTTTAGCCATCTGATAGTTGTTAATTAGCTTCTTGAAGAAGTTGTTTAGTGTCTGTGTCATTTGTTAATTCCTCGTAATGACCGATTTCGATTTTACGAGGACGCAGTGCTTCAGGAACTTCGTACTTCAATTCAATTGACAATACTCCGTCCTTGATGTCTGCTCCGTTTACGTGTACATGCTCAGACAGCCTAAAGGTGCGTTTGAACTTCTTAGTGGAAATACCACGGTGAATGTACTCGCGACCTTTTGAAACGTGTTCACCCGTTACTGTCAATGTTCTGTCTTTAACTTCAATTGACAACTCATCCTTCGTGAATCCAGCCACCGCTAGTTCAATCAAGTAATCTTGATCGCCAGTCTTTAGAATATTGTGGGGAGGATAATGATCGTTCGAATGCTTTGCTACATAATCTAATTCATTAAGTAGGTGGTCAAAACCAACAAAAGATGAACGGGGAAATAGTGATTGTACGCCTGTCATAGTTTTCTCCTTTTTACAAGCAAGAATTAAATGGAACCGAATGATTTCGCATTCCGATATTATTTATATAGTGTCAGCTATACCAAATGTACATAGCCGTTATTCATTTTTTTTTAAATATATGTAGAAGGATCTAGTCCTTCTATACCATGTGAGAATCCTACACGTGGTCCATATGGTTCTGATAAGTGATGCTGATTCCTAGGAACATACACCAAATCACCTGGATATAATCTTCTAGATTCTATTTTTTCTTCTTTATTTTTCCACATAGACCATTCAACGCTACCGACAGCCTGTAAGTAAATAACATCCATTCGATCAGCATGCACTTTCAGACTTCCTCCTTTGTCAACAAACGAGAACCACATTTGATTATCTAAATGGGTTTTTCTTGAATTGATTCCATCGCTTAATGTGTCATTTAAAATATCTAATATTTTTCTAGAAAATGCAGGAAGAGATGGACGATCTTGGCATTTATATAAAACACAGAATTCTTCCTCTGGGTATATTTGTAAGTGGTCTTTTGGTGCTTTATAGATAAAATCTATGGTATTTAGCCAATTATAATCACCAATTTCAATCTCATTTTGAAAATAACCGTATTCTTTATTACGAATACAAGAAATAAGTTTGTCTAAATTATTCATTGTTCCATCCAAAAGAAAATCCAACTCTAGAAGAATCCGGAAGCGCTACATGAGGTATTCCTGTAGGGACATAAACAAAATCACCAGGAATTAATCGCTTGGAAAATGTGGATCTAGATGTCATTGTTTTTGTTTTATCATCATAATCGCATCCATCTTCAAAAATCTTCCATGGCATTGATCCTTTTATCATAACAAAAAATACCTCCATGTGATCGCTATGAGGTGGTGAGGCAATAGCATTTGGACTAAAACCAGCATAACAGTGGCAAGAAATATCAGCCCTATTTAAGAATCTACCTAATTCAGTTTTTATATATCTAACAATATCAAAATCATGAGTACCGACATTAACAAATATCTTATGAGGATCTCTAGCTCTTTTGTTTCCATTTAAAAAAGACCGGTCAAAATAAGGAACTAACTGATCCCAGCTAGGATATAGATCATCTGGCAATTCTAGTTTGCCATGAAATGCTTTACGGTTAGTTATAGCATCTCTTAATTCTTCTGGTAGCATTACTTATTACCAATGTTATACTTCGGACATAGCTCCCACTGATTCTTTTCTTTAAATGGAAGAATCTTTATAAGACGTAAAGGTGCGCAGTTAGCAGCCTTATCACTATTTTCAATTGTAACAAGACCCCAGTCACTCATAAGAGTGGCAATGGTATTCCGTCTTTGAATATCTGTTTCTTCTAGATTTGCTTTTTTACCGTCTAACATAAACAGCTCTTTGAAATGTACAATGAAGTACCGCCCTTGTTTATGTAGGATATGGCATGATTGGTATAGCTTCTTATCTTTACGAGATGCAACACCAATACGTGTTAATGTTTCACGAACTTTCAAGAAGTCATCTGGTTCATTCAGAGTAACTTCCAGCATGTCAGCTGGACTCCATTCAACGATTACTTGTTCTTCCACCTTTGCTCACCTTCTGTTTTATTATAGTTAATTGTTCAGGTGACAGAAGTGACAAGACTTGTCTAGCTTTCTCGTTGCTGTATCCATAGTACTCTTTGATCACTTCAATATCACTCTCAGTTTGTGGTTTTACCCATTTCGAAAATCTTTTACGTTTACGAACTATATTTATCAAAAAATGATATTGAAGCTTTGAGTCTAGGTGGTGATACCGATTCATGACATTTGCCAGTCCTACAGTATCTGCGAAGTAAGATAAAGAACGATTTACCATAAAGGCTGGATATGCTTTTTCATCTTGGTCATCATTCATTATATCTTGTTTAGTATAGTTTATACTTGTTACATAATCAAAAGGATTCATTTAAATTCCTTGTTCAATTCCACTATCGGACCATGGCCAGTCTTGTTGATCTAATACATCAGCTATTATATCATATAATTCACCTGATGTATACTCTTGTGTGTTAGTTTTTTTGTTAATATGCACTTCTCCAACATATAATTGTGGAACAACTCTATGTCCCTGTTCTTTCATAAAATCTAATGCTTTCGAGTCTTGTTTAATATTGATAATTTCATATTTAATATTTTTTTCATCTAGCATTGATTTCATTAAATCACAAAATGGGCAGTTTGGCTGTGTATATAATTTTATGTTCTTTTGCATTTTAACTCCTTAAATTTTCTAAGAAATTTAGAAAAGATTTATCTATTTTTTTCTCAGGTTGCCATGCATTAAAGTAATGTACATTTTGCCGTATTCCTTTTATCAACATATCAAGCTCAGTGTAAAGATCGTAACCATACCATCTTTTAGCGCGATGTCTTCCCATTATAAACTTTTGTTCATTATTAACTGCATCTACATGTCTTGTAAAAAACATAGTATCAATGCCATGGCTTTTTAATATAGGTGCTAAATGTTTAGCATACATTTTATGTTCTTCTGCTACAAAAGAAAATTTTAATGGATTGTTTTTCTTATCAATTTTATATTGTCGCACATAACATCTTGCTACATTAGTTGGTAATTGTGAATGTGTAGTAATAAAGAATCCATATACTGGTTTATCATTTTCTAACCATATTATTGCATACTTAAATTTAAGGTTTTTTAATTGTTCATACGTATATGGATTATCAATAAGACTTTTTAATTGTACATCATTATCTTTTTTATCGACCACAACATTCCAAATAAATTCGTCTAGATAATCATCAGCATGATTGTCAGTTATATACAATTCATAATTTGCATATTTACCATTAGCTCTTTTACGTAAATACATCTTTACTACGCTGCTGAAATAACAATTTTTTGATTTCTCTTTACTTTTCTTAAATTATCGTCTACTTCAATATGATCGACCTTTTTAGGTACTACATCGTATGCACATTTGTGTTCATTTACAAACATTTTTGTATTCATGTTGCCTGTATAATAAACAACACATTGATTATGGACTTTACGACAAAGTGCTAATTCAGCACCACTTTCAATAGCAACCTTCTCAATCTGCTCTGGATATACTCTATCGCCGCAATTTTCCATTTTAAACGCATTATGCTTTCTTCCAGCAAAATAAAATTCGCCGTTGTCTGCGTATTCAATTAAGTCTCCACTATACCACCATTCATCTTGATCTTTGTATTTGCATACCCACTCAATAGAACCATCTTCATGATTTTCATTTTTGTAATCAATCATTGGATTAATATCATTAAAGTGATATATGTCCTGTTTTTCAGTAGACATAATTAATGGTGGTACCTCTGTACTACCATAAGCAGTATTTACTTTTTGCGCGCCTTTAGATCTTAGATCTTCCATCATTCCGTTTGGTGTAACATCACTGCCTACTTGTACTTGCTTCATATTACTTAAGTCAAGGTTTTTCCATTTTTTATGGCGATGCCAAGTTTTCCAAACATTAGGTAGAATAAGTGTATGAGTAGGATTTATTTCTTTTATTCTATCAGGGTAATTTGCAACTGTTGTTTCAATGAATACATCGCATTGAGCGAGAGTGCATGGATATAAACTCATTGATGTAAAGCCAATACCACGTGGATTGTATAGTGCCATCATCGAGCTATTTTTTGTTAATCCAAAATATTCAGCATTATGTTCAGCAATCTTTGTCATGAGTTTTGATGTATGCTTAAATGTTTTGGGTTTACCTGTTGTACCACTAGTACTAACAGTCACATTCCAGTCATTTAAATAGTTGATAACCGCCGAACGGACATAATCATTATCGCTTTTAATATATTCAATACCATCAATATAGATCATTTTCTTCCTGCCTGGGCTTCCTCTAATATTTCTTTACTAGTAGCTCCATCATAGATATGCTTTTTACAATAATCGTAAATGTTAGGTGCATAATCAGATAAAGCATTTGCTTTTGTTTTTAAATAGTTAAAGTCAATTTCTGCTAATGGTAGCAATTCTGGATCAACATTAAGTTTACAAATATCATCATCCCATCTATCTAAATAGTGATGCTGTTGAGCCCACTGATAGTCTAAGTAAAGATTACGACCTAGATAGCCACTAGGATTACGGTATTCAAACCAATTTTTTTCTACATGGTTGTTTTCATCACCATACTCTCCCCATTTTTTCCACATAGGGGAATCTCTACGTTTGCTTAATGTAAAATGATAAGAGACAAAATCACCAGTTTGTTTTTCTAACTTTTGAATTCGACGAGACAATGCTTGCTTCGCTCGCTCTGGTATAATTCTATCTTCATACTTTGTAATAGCTTGATCTATCATTTGTATACCAGATTGAGCTATATAAATGCTATTAGCTTCCATAGGATCAACAAATCCTTGGGCCATGCCAACACCAACAACGTTTTTAACCCATGAATCCTTATAATAACCCTGTTCCCACTGTATAAGTTTAGGATCACGAAGCATATTATAACCATCCCAGTATTTTATAAAACGTTCTCTTGCATCACTAGGATCTTCTGAATTAGCATCAAATATATATCCGGATCCCATACGACTATACAAAGAAATAATAAAGTTCCAACCGTTCTTTTGAGCATGGCTTTGTGTATATGGTTTCATTTCTGTGTGTGGATCTTTGTATTCAATAGGACACACCCAAACGCTTTGAGTAGGTAGATGATTCATTTTAACCCACTCTGGATTCATTCTTTTCAAGAGTAGTCTATTAAAACCGCTACAATCAATAAACAAGTCACCTTTTAATTTTCTACCATCCTCTAGTTGTAAATATTTCACGTAACCATCTTCGTCTTTTACAACATCAGTCATATGACCTTCAATGTGAGTTACACCCAGGGGTAAGGCAATTTGATCTCTCACTATTAGTGGAAATCTCTCAGCATCTACATGCCAAGAATATGGCTTCCAATCGCCTACGAGACAATCTTTGTTGTTATCATACGGACTTTTATTTTTAATAGCAAAATGATATTGTTCAAAACAATATTCAGATGTTTCCCACCAATTGTACTTTTTCTGTCGTAACAATTCTAACCAGTAATCAAAGCTCTTATGGTCTACACCAAATCTGCCATCATTATCATAAAAAAAGTCTTCAGTTTTGAATCCACTATAGAAAGAGTTTTTAAATGCTTTATCTCTCCATGTGTATGTAAAAGAATAAAATTGTTGTTCCCACGGCGGACATTTCCAATGATCAGTTACATGTGGTTTAGGATCTTCAGTATTCCAAGCACTGAACATATTTCCGTGCTTATAAATGCTATGAGTCCCCCGCATCCATTTTTCTTCATCAACCTCTAACCATTGTAGCATATCGCCTAGTTGGGGAATTGTACTCTCCCCAACTCCTAAAATAGGAACTTGAGGTGATTCGGCTAATTGAATATTTAAATTGGGATGTCGTTTTTTAAGAAGAGCTGCTGTAAACCAACCTACAACCCCTCCACCTAAAATTGTAACTGTTTTAACTTTACTTTTCAACTTAAAACCCCTAAGATAAATCCGTGTAATACTTTAAATAGAACTGCATCCTGATACAGCAACAACCATAATATAACTATTCCAACAGCTAATCTCATTTAAAATCCACCTGTGCCATAATCTCTGTCATACATGCAACCATATTTAGTTCATGGTCAGCTACAAAAGCATCTTTGTACTGATAATCAGCTAGGATCAATACCAATTGTGGAATGCTTTGTGGCTGAACAAGCTCGTTCATATTATCGTATAAACCTCTTAGAATAGCAGTAGTATCTATATCCATGTGGTTCACGACCCATGATCTCATCTTTTTAAAGTCTTTAACCTTTAGATGGCTGGCGAGTTCAGTAAAGCTGCCACTGCCAGTCCCACTATCACTAGGATTAATGCCGCTACCAGTAAGTCCAATACGCTGTCCTTCATTGAGAACTCTCCTCCAGTCTGGGGCGTATTTCATCACAAGGTCAGCTACTGCCTTTGGTTCATACGCCACATTTTCTTGTCCTAATATGTATATAAAACGCTTATAGAATTGCGCTGCAAGATCTGCTAAATCTTTCTTTGATGTATTAAATTCATAGACACCACACCGAGAGTGGAGTGGTTCAATAATACGATTCTTAAAGTTACATGTCAAAATAAACCGACAGTTATTACTGAACTCTTCTATGAATCCCCGCAGGGCAGGTTGTGTAGACTGGGGGTTAAGATAGTCAGCCTCATCGAGAATAACTACCTTGTAACCACCCTGCAGGGAAACACTAGAGGCAAACTGTTTGATCTTGCCTCGTAGTGTATCGATGTTTCCTTCCTCTGATCCGTTAATAATAATATAGTCAAGGCCAAGTTCATTGCAAATAGCTTTAGCTACTGTTGTCTTGCCAAGACCTGCAGTGCCAGAGAACAACATATTTGGTAGTTCTCCGCCATCAACGATTGCTTGGAAAGTGTCTTTCAATTGTGTTGGTAGAATGGCGTCAGCCACAGTCTGTGGACGATATTTTTCTACCCATAAAAAATCTTTCATAATATTATCTTTCATAAACAGGATGCCACGTATAACCATCCATCAAACCAAGATCTTCACATAACTCATCAGTGAATGTACCATCTACTCTGAGAGTATAACGAAATGCATTCTCTGGATCAACCCCATGGTAGTCTCTATTATTAAAGAAATAGCTTAAAGCATTTGGCTCAAGATATGTTTTCTCTTTCTTTACTTCATCCCAAATATAACTTGGTCTGCTTTTTGTAAAGAACAAATTGATATTATGATCCTTATGAGCAGTTACTTCAGCATCTCTGTGTGCAATAACTGGTGCACCAGGGAAAGTAGTAAAAAATAAAACTCTACCAATATCTTTAAATGGTAGAGAGTGTAGATATTCAACAAGCATCGGAAAGTCTTTGGCTGCCTCTGCCCATTGACCTCCTTGGGTCTTTTTATAGAAGTTATTTTCTTTAAGATATAAACCAAAAAACCAAGGGATGGCACCGTTCAGTGCATAGTAGATATATCGGTAAGCTGCCTTATAATCCTTTTTTATAAGTTCACCTAGTACTTCTATATGTTCAGGATAATCCTTTTCTATAGTATCCATAATAGAAGTCCATGATCTAACACCTAACGACTGTTCTTCCTCAGGGGTAATAGCACCAAAGATCATTCCCTGTTTATAGAACCTCTCATTCAATGCCAGTCCTTTACAGCATTCAATATGAAGTTCTTTATTCAGAGAATGATCTATAAATTTATCCATTGATATAATAGGAGAACGGCTTTCACCTACTCCTTTGATACCATATTCCTCATAATCAAAATGAGGAATTGATGCGCCCTTTATTACATTAATGGATTTTACTTTTTGCATTATTCAGATGCTTGTTCCTGTTGGTATGTTTCTGCCATTTGAATCATTTGCACAGCCTGATCACGTAGTTGACCAAGTGTAGATAGCTCTTCACCCTTAACTGCACCACGTTGTACCATGGTATCGATTACTGCTACTGTACTTCGACAAATGCGATTACCTAGATCATAGACTGGTGCGTGTGACGCGTGTGCTTCTTTTACGATATTTTCTTGCTTAGACATATTATTCTCCATATGTTGATGATTTTTCAAGTGCTACCCAATAAACAATGTTTGAGTCCTCACTTGTAAATTGTGAAATAAGTTTCTTTGATATTTTTACGTTGTAGGTTCCTTGAACCATTTTTAGATTTGCAATGTTAATAATGAATTTAAATGCTTCGTTATTATATCCTCCATCAACAGTAATTGAATATTGGTTTGCTGTGCTGTTATCAGGATCTACAACCGAGAGTTTAATAGAACCATTGTCTGCCTCAATAACCATCTGACTATGACCAAAAATAGCAGCGGCCTTCTTGATACCAGCAACTGTAGTTTCGTCTAGAGTAAACCATACATCCTCTTCAGGCATTGTAATTGGTTTGGTAGGTGTAGTTAGAATCTCTGGATCTGCATAGTAGTATGTCACAATAGCACGACCAGCATTACCATTAATGTACATACTATCAGTACCAAATTTAACTGTAGGATTATCTACTAATCCTAACACATTTAGGAACTCTTGTAAATCATAAATTCCAGCAAGTGTGTCAAATTCCTCTGGTACCTTGGCTTCGGCAAGGATATTCTTTGCCTCAGAGATAGTCATAATCTTGTTACCAGGTTTGATAACAATATTACTATTGATTGCAGCGAAGTTCTTAAGAACGTTTACTGTGTTTGCACTAATTTCCATAATCAACTTCCTTTGATTTTACTAAAGTTTTTATCCTTGACGAATTCAAGCTTGTTTGCAAATTTGCCATCTAACATTTCACCTTTATGCGAGATAATAAAGATATTTGTATCATCACCAAGTGTATAGATGATCTTCATCAAATTGTCAATACCTTCATGATCTAATGAACTGTCAAATGTTTCATCCAAGATTAGAAGGTTAGTGGCAACACTATTCTTCATCTTTGCGATCTGCCGCCATGTGAATAGAAGTGCCAAGTCAATACGTTGCTTCTCACCTTCAGAGAACGAGTCATATGTGAACGAGTCACGGAACCGAGATCTGATTGTTTCTTGAAAAGCCTCATCCAGATTGAATGACACAAAGAAGTCAAGGATCTGGAGGTATTGATTGACAAGCTTATTTATAACAGGTAAGTACTGTTTGATGATTTTTGTTTTAATGCCTGTGTCCTTCAACATTTCAAGTATGACACCATTATAACTTAAAGATTCATTTAAGTACAATCTTTTTTCAAACAATGTATCTTTTTGATTATTGAGTTCTACTAGATCCTCTTTAGACTTGGCTACATCACCATCATTCCCGCTGATCTTGTCAATGGCATCGGAGAGATTTTGTATCTGTCCTTGCAGCCGTACGATTTCTCTACTGTTAGAAGATATAGCTGAGGTTTTGTCTCTGATTTGACCTGAGGCATCATTGAGCCGTTCAAGAGTTGATTCCACAAGAGCTGATTGCTCAGCGACATTGTCCAACGCTTCTTGTAATTCCGAGGCTTTAGTTTTGGCGGAGGCGAGCTTCTCAGATCGTAAGTCCTCACCAATATCTTGGGAACATGTGGGGCAAGTATCATTTTCCTCGTAGAATTTTGAATCCTTGACAAGTGTTGAGACTTTTTGATTAAACTCGGCTTTGTAGTGTAAGAGACTTTGCTTTTTATCGTTGTTCTTTTTAAGCCCTTCTTCAAGCCCTTGGGATAAGGTTTCAATCTCTTCTGACAATTCGTTAATCTCAAGATTGAGCTCATCGATTTGATCTTGCGCTTCGTCGATTTGGTCCTGCTTCTCTTCAATCTGATCATTACTCAGTGCCTCCACTTCATGGATATATTTCTTTTGTAGATCAATCTTATCTTTTGTTAGTTCAAACGAATAGTCGTTGTCTTTAATCTCCTCTTTCAAAAGACTGTTCTTTTCCTTTAGAAGACTATTCATTTTAGAGAAAACATTAATGTCCAGAAGATCCTCGATAACATCACGCCGATTCTGTGCACTCAGCTGCATGAAGGGAATGAAGGAGGAAGAGCCGAGAACAACGATCTGGTGGAACGACTTATGGTTCAACTTAATGATGTTTTGCTCGAGGATCTTCTGGTACTCTTTGGCATGGGATGACTGATTCATCATCTCCTCGCCTTTCCATATCTCAAACTTATTTGGCTTAATGCCACGTACTACACGAAAGTCTGAGCCTAATACGTTAAATGTAACCTCAACAAGAGTACCCTTACCATTGATACTGTTTACAAGTTGTGGCTTACTAATATTTCTGTGTGCCTTACCAAACAAGGCAAAGCTGAGGGCATCAAGCATAGTAGACTTACCAGCTCCGTTATGCCCTACAACCAATGTAGTCTTATGTGATTGGAAATCAATCTCTGTCCACTTGTCACCAGTCGAGAGAAAGTTCTTCCACTTTAGTGTCTTAAATTTAATCATGCTATTTCGAGAGCTTGTGCCTCTGTCATCAACTCATGCATTTCTTTTTTGATACGATCTTTATCTAGTTCAGTATCTACTGCATCAACATAGCTGTCTAGTAATACTGTAGTATCCTCGACAGACACGCCCTCATCCTCCACGTTATCCCCAAGAAACTCGTTAAAGTTCTCTGCAATTTTCAATTCATGTATTGCTCTATTCTGTATTCTATCAACAAATCTATCAAATGTAAACAGGTCATTTTTATTTTTTACAACTATTTTTACAAACTTACCATCTAGTTGTTCTAAGTCATAATCATCATAATCTGTGTTACTATCATCATAATAGATACGATGGAAAAGAGTATGGGTATTACGAACAGGTGTGAGTTCTCTAGTTTCAGTATCAAGAACGTGAAAATATTTGTTATCGTGTGCATCATTCCAGAAGAACTCCATTTGTGAGCCAAGGTACTTGATATTGTCCTGCTCAGAGGTTGTATGAAAGTGGCCTGATAGAACCTTTTCAAATCGTTTGAATACATTACGATCTAGACCATGTGGTGCACGCTGACCACGGAACATCTCATAACCTGCGATCTCAAAGTGGCCACCAATCCAGTCACATTTAGCATTCTTTAGAAACTCTAGTGAACGATCTTCATTCTCTTTATCAATCCATGGAACCAGACCCATCTTCATTGAACCATATTCCATTACGGTTGGTTCATGAATAATGTTGACCTCGTTCATATAGTGACCGAGTAGTTCTTTCAATGAATTTAATTCGCCTGTATTCTTATAGTATGTGTCATGGTTACCACGGATGATATCCATGGTCATCCCGTGTTCCCGTAGCGGTTTAAGGAAATGATGACGATTGCGGTGTAGAGCACGGAAATTAATAAACTTCCTGTTATCGTAGTAATCGCCAAGATGCAACACATGGCTAATACTATGTTCCACGCAATAAGGAAAAAATACATCAGAATAAAATTTTTCTGCATTATCGATAAAAATGTCAGAACTATTGCGAATTCCAGCATGGGTGTCATTCAGTATGGCTATTAACATCTAGTATATTCCGTTGTGGTGTCCATCCAAGTTTAAGAAGGTATTCGACATTTGCCTTAGTATGCACTCGTTCACCTTGTGGATTCTCACTACGGTACTCACCGTCAAAACCCATAATCTTTGCAACAGAGGCAACATGGACAGGATGACCTGTACCAATATCTAAAACCTTCTCCTCTATTGTATCATAATTTTTATAGATTGTAAATATGCCTTCACATAAATCTTCACGATGAATATAGTCTCTATAATGATTCTCGTTGATATAAGTCACATTGCCTTTTTGTAGGTTGCGATACAGCATATCATCACGACCTGGCCAGACTGTATGGAATCTCATTCCCTTTGCATTATAATCTGTGGCTGCTACCTCACACATTTTCTTTGTAGCTGCGTATGGATTACCCCACCATTCGTATGCATTAGATGAAGAGGCATATAGCATCTTATTACAAAACTTATCTGCAAACTTAAGAGCTTCAATAGTACCATTGACGTTATGATCATAGTATTCTTCTGGATGTGAGAATGAACGACGTACACCTGCAATGGCTGCGAGATGGATCAGTCCATCCCACTTCATGGTCTTATAGTTTTCCCATGCACCAGGATAGCGGATATCACCAGCAAACTCAGTTACATCGTAACCTTTCTCTGTAAATACTTCTTTCAGACGTGATCCTACACAACCTTGTGTGCCTGTCATCAAAATATTGTTCATAAAAAATCTCCAAGATCTGAATCAGTAGACGCCGTACGCTTTGATAGTTTCTTTTTCTTCTTTTCCTTTGCAGCAAACTCTTTAAACTCCGTATCCTTCTCACGGACCTTATCGATACGATCTTTGAGTTGACTTACAAAGGCATTCATTACCTGACCTGATGTTGCATCACCATTCTCGATGATGAACTCCTCAACGCCAGACTGAGTCATATATTTAATCTTCACGTCCTGCTGTTTCTTTTCTTTTGCAATACGACGTAAAAAAGCATACCATGAAATCTGAGTGAAATATGCAAAGGCATTAGGTTTACCCGTACGTGTGGCTGCTTCTAGATTGTAATTCTCAATTGCTTTTAAACAGTTCTCTACTGCATCCATAACCATCTCCTCACGATATGTGTATCGAATGAAGTTAGACTTGTGGGATAGACCTTCAGCAATCTTTAAGAAACAACGAGCAATATAGTCAGGTACAATAGGCAACTCTGTACCAGCGTCTCTTGCTTCATTGAGAACGGTTACGTATTCTACTACTGCTTGTGAAAAGTTTGCATTATTGACGTAATGCGGTTTGTCTTGTGGTTTCATAATATATTCCTCATGTAATCATTCTATATTAGAGATACGGATTTGTACACAAAAATATTTTCATTAAGTACTAAAATAGTTGTGTACAGTTCCGGAAAACCTGTGTATAATTAAAGAGTGGTGCTGAGGGGGAGAGAGTATACCCTATTCTTCCTCTCTTGTTTTATACTGCCATTCATCAGTATGGCCCACTGACCATTTAGGTTCAGTTTCAACTGCATAGTTTTGAGTACAAACTTTAAAATCTGGTCGTTTTAATTTATCTAACGTTAAGGAGCTATCTCTGAAGAGAACCCGATTATTAGGCTGAGCAGCGAATTGACCATTGTCGAGTCTAATAACATTAAATGATTTGTGCTCAGGGTCGTGTTCTGAGAAGTTGGTGTCAATGACGGAAGTATCGCGGTGACAATTGTCGATGGTAAATTCGTATTCACCAGCGTGCATGCGTTTGTCTTTACCAAAAAATTCGCATCGTGACAAGATTGGTTTTTGGACAACGGTAATGTCGTAATCAAAACAATCCCAAAGCTGAAGCACATCAAGCGGAAGTAATTCTCCATGATCTGTTTTCCAAACGAAAGCAGAGATTGGTAGCTTATCATATAGTGCGCCATAGTCAGTTAAAAGTGTTTCGAAATATAGTGCCTTGTACTTTACACTCTTTACACTGATCCATATGCCAGGCGTGAACTGACCTTCATATGCTGGATCTAGATCGTAAAGATATTCTTTTCGTACATAGACAGAGATTGGAGGTAAAGGATGTACTAGAAAGGCCATTAATGTAATTTGCCCTTATCAAATTTTCCTAGATAAACAATATTATCTTGTGAGCTGTCTTTATTTATAGTGTCTTCCATCATGTCTTCAAGCTTTTCAGCCATAGCAGTAACACGCTCTTCAAACTCTTCATCTTGTTTTTCAGTCTCACGGATTGCTGTCTGATATTGATGCAAAAGCTGAGGACTAGGATTACCTTCAGACACAATATGATTTGTATTAATAGTATTAAAAATCTCGTCGCCGATTTGATATAGCATCCATGGTCTTAATGTAAAATATCTAATACCTCTAATAGGGTCATCGATTTGTACAACCTTAAAAGCTTTACGAACTATCATATCAGGATCGACTTCTGAGGCCCACTCTAATACCTCACAAACGATCTCATCGCCATTTGCCATTATAAATTGTTTAATGTCAGTCATTGAGATCTACCTTTACGATTTTATATTTGAACTGTTCTTTTTCATATATCTTTACTCGCTCTGCAGAGTGGAGGAGTGTGAAGTTTTTCTGTTGTTTCCAGTGCAGGTCGTCTGCAATGTCAAAGAGCTTCGTAGTCCTACCATCATCTGATTGTCTAAGTCCTCTACCAATTGACTGCAAGACTTTGATTTGTGACTTAGAGGGAGAAGCAAATATGATATTATGAAGATTGCGAATATTAATACCAGTACTGAAAGTTCCCAAGGAGGCCACGATAATCGCATTTTTTTGTTTCTCCACTATCTTACGAATAGCTTCTCTATCAGAAGTATCTGTTTCACCTGAGACATAGAATACCTTTCTACCTTCCTCTGCTTTATTACTTATCAGTTCAAAGAGTGGCTTGCCATGAGCATCCACACGTTGGAATAAGACGAGAGTATTGCCATCAGAGCCCAAAGCCAAATTACGAATAAACCGATTACGACCTTCATGTCCCACAATAAAGTCAATTTCTTCTGCATATGTTTTCTTTCCAAAGTCTTGTCTTACTGATTCAGGATAGTTCATGAGTAAGACTTTAATATCAAGTGGTGCGAGTGTTCCGTCATCCTGTAGATTCTTCGTCTTTGTGACATTGTAGACTGGACCAAATAAACCCTCAAGTACCAACTTATGCGTTTGAGTACCATCAAGTGTACCAGTAGTACCGAATCTATATTTGGCCTGTGTGGCTTTGTTCATAATAGATGACAACGACTTTGATTTGAATCCATGGCACTCATCACCAATTACCATGCCAAACTGTTCAAACCATTTCTTAGGATATTTATAAATGCTCTGCCATGTTGAAATAATGACACGCTTCTTTGTAACCTTATCTTTACCTGAATAAATCTTGTGACAAGAATTTTCGACTAACATACCATACTCTTCAAAATCTGCATACATTTGTTCAACAAGAGATGTAGTGGGTACGATTATAAGAATCTTACCTCTTTCTTCTAACATGGACATGTAGTATTTGATGAGTAAGTAGATGATAAATGACTTACCAGAACCTGTAGGAGATAAGAGAATGGCTCTGGATCTTTGTAGTCCTTTAATCACAGCATCGTATTGATAGTCACGTGGTGGAAATGGCAGATCACATACTTTTAAAAATTCATCAAACTCTCTGACAGGTTCTGCCTGCATAGGTAGACCATAATCGGTCTCTTCAGTATCAACAGTATAACCACGTTCAGCGGCGAACTTAAGTAGATAGACATAGAGACCAGCAGGAAGTTCTCCATTCATACGATTGAACAGACGAATTTTTCCATCCCATACCTTATTTTTATATGCGGGCATCCACTTATAACCAGGCACATAGAAAGAAAAGTACTCACTTAGTTCTGCTGCATAACCAGCATCTAAGTCTACTTCTAACATTGAATAGTCTCTGAGTCTACAAATTATATCAGCCACCGGCTTCAAACACCTTCCACTTAATCATATTACCAATTGTTTGATGCCGCCATCTCAGCGTATCAACTATTTCCTTTAGAGTATCTATAAGAGTCTTAATGTACTGAATTTTAAGCTCTGACTCTTGGATCTCTTTATCAGAGTCATAATAGTAATCCATATCACCCTTCATGATTTTTAATCCATCAAATGGATCATAATCCCAGCCTTGAGCTTCAATTTCTTCTTTAGACATTTTACCATTGTAGTACATCCACTTTAATTTTAACAGTGATTTCTGGTCCATCTCTGCTTTTCTGAGACGCAGTTTAGCATTAGATAATAAACCTAAGTACTTTGCGTGTAGCTTAGGTGTTTCTCGAGATGCCTCGTCTAAATTGTTAGAGGGAATGTGAGAGTCTTTGGACCACTCGTCCAATACTTGTTCCAATGTCATAATATACTCCGGTCAAACTAGGTTAATTGGAAGTAGGAAAATCTGAATGTTACAGGAAATGTGATATATTGTACATCACCACTTGTAGATTCAAGAGCCATGTCACCAAGGCTTGTTGGTACACAATCTATATATTTGATTGTTCTGGTTGTGTTGTTATGGCTTGATAGTATAGATAGTGTAATATCTGAATATGTAGGTGGATCGTTTTCTAGTCTATTTAAAGGTGTTGTATCCTTTGAGTCGACTAATCTATCCATCCAGTTATACATCTCTGTATAGGCATTCAGATTCTCATCAACGATAATAATAGCTGTCAACTCACCAAATGTTAATTTGTCTCCAGCAAATGGAATAGATCCTAATCTTTTGATAGGCATCTCTACAGCATTCAAGGACATTGATGGATGTAGAATACTCTGACAAAAGAACTGTAGGTTAGGATAATGCTTGCGGTCAATTGATAGTTGAAATGAAGTTGGCTGCAGATAACTGATACCAGTCACAGCTGATATGCTGTTATCTACATCTACTGTCACATTTGGATTAAGGGTTGGCATATTAAAATCCTTGATTCTTTAGCACTATTTATATGTTTACAAACTCATATAATTATTGTACAATACTTTTAACGAAATGTAAATAGAGGTTTTCATGTCAGACGAAATGGTTAACAATCCTGCCCACTATAACGCAGGTAATATTGAAACTATGGATTATATTATAGATTGCTTAGGTACTGAGAATGCTGTGCACTATTGTCATGGCAATATCATTAAGTATCTGAGTACACGTCTATGGACTAAGGGTAAAGCCATAGAAGATGCTAAAAAGGCTCGTTGGTATCTCAATAAAATGATTGACCTTATGGAAGAAAATGAAAAAAAATTATAAGTTATTGATTTCATTGAAAACAAAAGTATGTACATTCCCCTTTTAATATGTTATAAAGGTTATATCAAGAGGAGATAAACGAATGAAATATCAAGTGCAAGCAAACAACGCTAAAGGCGATTTTGTAATCGAATTGTTTGAGTCAGCAAAAGAAGCAGACATTCGTCATAAGCAACTTTACAATGAAGTTGATGATCGTGGTCTTTGGAAGTGGGGTATGATCCGCACTACTAATCTAGAAGCTTTAAAAGGAGCAGCATAATGGCTTATTCAGATATTCAAAAATTCGCAATTGATAACTTGTTAATCGAAGAGGAGGGTCGCCGGATCGATCCATATGTATGTGAAGGTGATATGCAAGCTGAGGTTAAATCAGACATGGGTCGCTGGGCAAAAGCTACTGGTGTTTGGGGAAACATGCACTATAGCCATATTGTTGAAGCTTTTGCTGAAGCTCGTGGTTGGACACAAGAAGGTTTTGATGAAATGGAAGTCATCGAACCATTTTGGGATTGGGTAGAAGATCCTCAGTAAAAAAAAAAATTATAAGCTGTTGATTTTAAACGAAACAAAAAGGTGTACATTTGAAAA